GCTTCTTCCAGAGGGTGTGCTAACACCCGTTTCGAGCTAATTCGAAAGCTCTACGTCCAGCAATTACAGGACGATTAACCGTTTCAGGTTTTCCCCCCTCAGGCCGGGGTCAGTGAGATTCACTGGGGATATTTAAAGTGTGACTTTAGAGGCTTCATTAGTTGAATTCCTTTCGCAGCACGAACGATGCTGGGATTTCAGTGTGAGGGACACCGCTGAGTGTGTTGATGAGTATGGCTTAATCTGACAATTGGCTCATTGCGCGTCTACGATGCTTTATTGCATCGATCTTCGACTATCGTCTAACAGGCCCCATGATGGGTTAGGACCCGGACCACCACCTCTTTCAACTTCTCTCGCGTGTTTACAACACCTTCCTCAAAAGGGGCGTAATTCGCATTTCAACCGTCTATAGACACTATGTGAGCGTTTTATAGTAATCAACGTTATCGTAATTGTGTTAGTGTGCTTTATTCATTTTTGTTTTGTTTTTCTGTTTCTATAATTTTACCTATATTTTCGTCGCCATTACTGCGACCCTTATTTGTTGTGTGGAAGTGACTATCCACATAATCCTGTCTTGGTATAACCGCGCTGGCTGGCAATATTTGATTCATTCCAGCAGATTGCACTCGCTGAGCCACTTGCAAAGGAGTCGCGCTTGCTAATAGCAGCAACGATCCCATCAGTGTTTCAGCAAATGGTGAGAGTAGGATTTCTGTGAATCCTGACCATAATGAATGGTCTGTAATAGCCATAGCACTTAGTACTAGACTTTCTCCCGCATCTGCAACGACCTGGATCGAGTAAGTGAACATGTTGTAGAATTCGTCAAAGTTCACGACAAATCCTCCCAACTTAGCTAACTTGCTGATCCAACCTCCTGTCGGTGCAGGGGTTGGTTCGAGCTCGATCACGTCATCAGTGTCACCTACTTGGCTAAGATTAATTATCCCAGAAAATGGCTCATTGAATGTAATAGCACATTCATCATGTCCATTGTCCGAGGTCCTGAAGTCAACAGCAGATCCCTCGATCATAGATCCAGGGTTGCCAATGTCTGCAAGATAATTAGGGTAAGAACTTTGTCTTACACTTGACCGAGAGGTATCCGGCGTTGTATCATGGAACGCCGGGACCATGAGTGTGATGTCATATGACACCCACAACTCTCCATATTGCTTGGTACCTGTAACTGCTTCATTGTCCGTCACTACTGCGAAGCAGGTTCCAACATCGTATAATTTGAGATCCTGTTGGAGCTGATCCCGTGTTCTATGTCGCACGAATAGATGATCATCAAACCTCAGCTCTTTCATGCTAAGAGGCATAGATGATTTCATCCACACAGCAGACCTAGTAGCTCCTAGACTATTCAACATAGCGTTCTTAGTCAGTGGTGCTGGGTCAGCTGGATCGTAATCGACTTGGATTAACACGGCACCAGATTCAGTGGTGCTCACAAATGGCTCGTAATGGAACGTCATGCTGTGCACGTTATAGCGTTCATAACCTGCTGCTAGCTTTGACAACCATGGGAATGTTTGTGTATCCCCAGCATTCAACCCCAACGATAAAGGTTGGGATGTGAATGTGTAATCTGAGCTGACATTTGTGATAAATTCACGATGTCGTACGCGTACTGCCCCGTCCGGCGCAGCGCGTGTCTGGGGCCTTCCCCCAGAGATTCTCAAACCAGTAGCGACGGGTGCCGATACTCGCTGAGACCTGTTTTGTTTTGTTTGTTTGTTTTGTTTATTATTATTTCGATTCGCAAGGAATTAGTTTAGCCGTAAGAGAGTACCTTAGTTCTCAAACAGCGATTACCCACTAGCCCAAACCTATTGGTTCAAAAGCGGCACTCGGGCTAGTCCCCTGTGCTAAATAGCACTCCGCTTCTCATGCTAAGCGTACTTCATGATCTAAGGGTACATTGATCAATCCATCCGTAATCAGTAGCATCGTGACGATTTACGTCCATCTTGCGCGAAACCCCGTAGGGCCCAAACGTCTTCCTTCTGGCCATGTCCTCCTC